AAGGCTTAGGCGGCTTCTTCATCGGATCAAACGCCTCTATCTTTTCTTCCTGTTCATCTGCATTAAAGTCTCTAGTTATTCCTTGTCCACTTGCAGAGTAGCCATCACTAGATCTTGCCTGGGTATTGGAGTAAGCGTAGGAGTGGTTATAAAGATCTCTGTAGATGATCTCACGAGAACGATCCTTTGCATCTGCCTGCTCTGCGGATGCATAGTTCATGTCATCCTCAAAGAAGTAGTGCAGAACGTCAAGCATGTCCGATGCGCTCATCTCTTTCAAGTTTATTCCGTTCACTAGTGCTTTTCCATTAACATAAGGCCAAAGGTCAACTCCCCAGGTTAGGAGACTTTTGGCTCCTCTTCCGGGCGTCCTGCGTACACCTCAACCAACCAACCTGAGATCTCAGCAAGAGTTTCTACCGATACGATCTTGTCTGGAGATGTAAGAAGAGAGTTAAATCTTTTATAGCTTTCCTCAACAAGTACGTTTTCAAAGAAGTTACCGATTGTCTTCGCGGCCTGTGCTGGGTCCTCCGCGCTTGACTGAGCAACGAGATCAAGTAGGGTCTTACCTTGCATTTCAGTGCGACAGGAAAACTCCTCGCCGTGAATCTTAAACGTCACCGGCTCTTTTTCACCTGTGCTTTTGCCAGAGCCAAAGTCTCTGTATTTAGTCATTATTTCTTCCTCCGTTGTTTGTTTGTGTCTTTATCGAGACGGTCGTCTCAATTCTCTTATCTTATCAAATAAAGGTTATCGGCGAGGTACTTATTAGGCTTAGTTCCAGGGTGTCTTACTACTCGAGTATAGATAACTCGTCCCCTAGAAGAGAAGCGAAGAAATTCTGCTCTGTCCGGCGTAATTATGTGAGGCCTTGTTCCTTCGTGATGAATAAGCGCGTAGTTAAGTGGAGAGCCGATCTTAAGTGACTGACCACCTACGGAGCGGTATTGTCTCATGTTGATCGAGGCCTTCAACCGTCCGGTCTTAACTCCAACCTGACCCTTTGCTGCAATTAATATACGTGTACCACGTTCAAATAGATAACGTCCTACCTCTCCTCGTGGAGAGTTTAGAAGGTTGTCAAGTGGTCCACGACGAAAAATGATCATCGGCTTAGAGAAACTTATCCTTGTTGGAGAAGGAACTACCCTTGAAGGTCTGATGTCGCCTCTTCTTATTCCGCGAGCATAGCGTTGCCCTAAAAATATAAATGGGCTATCGTTTACTATACCAAAAAATGGCATTATGGAACCACCATCGTTAACTGCATTGCGGTAGTTTGAAATCCACCGTCAAATCCACTTGAGTCAGCGGTGGCAATAACACCTAGGCCAAACTCGCCTGGTTCCCACTGATCTAGCTTATTTATTAACTCCATGAACATCCACGCGTCAACCACCGCGATCCGAGATGCCTCCTCGATCTTGTCTCCGGTAGGAGCCTTTCCGTTAACTCCAACTACAGGAATCTCGCGGGATATCGATATCGTAAGTACGGCACTACGCACCGTCTGGCAGCGTTGAGGCTCACTTGCCTGGTTGCCGGGAAGTCCTAGATATGTTTGAATAAATGAAACAACAAGCTGCTCGCAGTCGATCGCGGGCTCTCCTACGGTCCAAAACTGTCTTGAAGGTATAGGAACGTTATACTCCTCAAAGACCTCAACGGTCTTCTCAAGAACTCCGTCCATCAGGTTCTTTAGGTTAAGTGCACCCGCACTTACACCGTCAATGTTTACTATTGCCATAATTCGTCCTTTAGGTCCCTAGGTTAATTTCCGATAGTGTATGTAGGTACTGGGTTGTTTGCTAGTCGAAGTGTTAGATTTCCAGAGCCAATATACACGGTCTCTGTGGTAGCTCCAACCGTTCTATCCGCGTATAGGTCCCAGGTTCCTGGGTCAAGGAAGCCGACGTAGTTATACGCCTCGTCGTACGTAACTGATAAGGTTAGGGTGTCACGTGACTCGTTTGTAACCGTTGCGGTGCCGGTGTCTGCGCCGTAGGCAATGTCGTTAACGCGTTGATCTTCATCTCGTGCATAGATAAACGTCGTTGTGGTTGGTACCTCGGTGATGTAGTAGCTGCCGTTAAACGTAGAGTTTATTCCGGCGATGGTAACTAGATCTCCAACTTCAAATCCATGCGTAGCGCTGGTTGTGATCGTTGCAAAGTTATCAACCAACTGCTTAAACGTTATGTTCTTTGTTATGTCGTTTGTTATCGTGTTGATTGACACCGAGCTTGACTCAAGCTCAACCGAGCTCGTCGAGCTGTAGTTATTTATCTTAAGGTAAGGAATCCAGGTAGGAGTTGTCACTAGGAACCCAGCGTTTAGGTAGTCAATGCTAACGTCCACGGTTCCACCCTCTACGCCGGTGATAAACATGTCAAGATTACTTACTGGAAGCACGGCTGGTTTGGCAACCATGCGACGTGCACGTGGCACGTCAACCGAGAACACCTTAGCCTTTGCCCTTGCCTTGTCTGGGTTGGCTGACTTTAAAAATAGATCAACGACGTATAGACCTGTTCGCATGTCGTCGATGAAGTCCTGGTTATCAAGAATTGTGTATGAGACTCCCTGACGTGCTACCGAGGTTACGCGAGAAGGAAGATCACACTCGTCACCGTTCCATAGCTTAACAAACTCTGTTGCAAGAACACGCGCCGCGGCTCGTCCAAGCACAGGTGCAGGAGAACCGTATGAATACGTAACCTCGATGTTGCAAGGTGTCCAGGGGACTCCTGAGCGTGCCTGTAGTGTTGAGTGATCAACTAGGTAATAGCGACTAGGGCTAACTATGCTGCCGGTTCTATCACGCACGGAGTGAATCTGTTGAACAGGGCGTCCGCGTAGTCTTAGTCTTGACGAAGGAGACATTCCGTCGGTTGTCATCTCCGCGTAATCGTCAAACTCGTCAAAAGGAATGTTGTACACCTGGCCTTGCACAAGCTCGGCGGTGTAGTTCTTAGAGGACTGTCCTAGGCGATACGCCCTAGATGAACAGATGTACTTCTCAGTTACGGTAGTTGTTCCGCTGTATTTTCTACCTGACAATGACCAAAGAAGTTGGGAGGCTGTCTTTACCGCCTCATAGGCGTACTCGCTATCAGCGTAGTCGTCAAGCTCTTCTACGCCTACCCATAAGTTTGACACTTATCGTTCCTCGTCTACTCGTCGTTAGTTTATTCTAATAAAGGAGCGGCATGCCTGTGTATAAATTATTACACATCGGCATGCCGCACATCTACCTTTAATTAAGCTACTGGATCCTCGGTTGAAGCAATGATGTAATCAATAGCATTATCCTCATTAAAGTTCTCATTTCCAGGTACGTTGTACGCTGTGGTTGAGCCCTGTGAGGTAAAGTCTGTAACTGCACGACTGTTTGGAGCAACTACCGCTGTGCCGCTGTCTGCTGTAGAGGCAATGGTTCCAGTCGTTGTAGTTGCGTAGGTAAACGTTGTTGTTGTTGGCACTGTTACGATTGTGTATGTACCGTTGAGAGCAGAGTTAGTTAGACCTGCGATAACTACTGAGTCACCAACTTCAAGGGTATGAGCCGTTGAGGTAGTGATTGTAGCAGTCGTGCCCGTGCGAGCAACGTTTGAGACAGTCTTTGAAATTTCTCCATGCCATCTGTAGAAGCCCTTGCGTCCGGTTGGAGCCCAGTCAGCGCGTGCGTACGAATACGGACGCTCTGCTGCTGTTGGGAACTCCCAGCGCTCATCTAGTCCTGAAGAAAATGCCGTGTTGCCAAGGCCGTAACCTTCGAATGTGTTTGCAAGCAAACCATTCTCAATTACGCGGTCGCCTGAAAGACGAAGCTTGGCGTATGGGAATACCCAGTGGAAGTAAGGAAGTGTTGCTGCCTTCTTTCCATCAATGATAGCATGAGACCAGCACTCGATCGCAACTCCGTACCCTGCTGGATCATCGCCAGTTGAAGGAGAAGACCAACCGATTGACTTACGAGCTGGTGCAGCGAATGTTCCAGTGTTTTTGCGAAGTAGCAAGCCACCTGACATAAGTTGTGTTAACTCTGGGTCTGGCTCGCATATCGCGATTTCCATGGTGATACGCTTTAGTGTATCCGGTGCCTTGTAGGTTACGCAGACTGTACCGTCAGCGCCCTTTTCTGTGATTTCATCGCCCTCTTCATATTCAGGTGTGAATGAAAGGCGCATGAAGCCTGATGTTGTGTAGCTGTCGCCTGCTGCATTCAGGAGATTACCAGATGCGTCAAGACGAGTTACTCGAATCGACACACCTTGAATACTCGCGGCGTATTCTTGTGTTGCCATTGTTTATTTTCTCCTTTTTAGAGGCGGTTTACTAGAGTTTATTCTATACGGTCAGATCAACTCTGACTGCGAGATGGATAGATGGGTCAAAGTAAACCGCCGCTGGGCGAATTGCCTTAACACGCATATCGTTCTGATTTCCTGCCACATCGTAGCTCTGAGCTAGATTGTCGGCTACGACATCGACGTCGCCAAGAAATGCCCTGACTGAACCGGTACCGTACATCCATTTGTTTGTTGCTGACGCCGTCGCGCCTGTCTGTCCTGTAGGCCCGTTTCCAGTGTAGCCAGAACCAAGAATGATCTTAGTTCCGCTAACTGTCTGAAGGTGGCCTCCTTCTACGTTATGAAAGATCATGTAGTTAGCTGATAGAAGACCAGCTACGTCCTTCGTCATGTGAATGACG